GCTGAGGCAGCTATCTCCCTACAACGCTGTAGTATAAAAATACCAAGGTCGTTAGTTAGGCTACCTTGTTTTACAGATAGGATTGCTTCACGCTCAATCAGCGACTTGTCATACCTCGGCATATTGTTCTTCTACTTTATTAAGTATAGTGATTATAATAGGCAGGTAGTCTGAAAGCTCCTGCGTGTTTATGCCAAGCTCAAATCCCAATCTAACCAATGTGACTGGGTCGTGGTTGTATACCAATACGTCAATGACTCGGTATATATCAAGTATGAGATTTGCTTCTGCATCTGTTAAATCTTCGTAGTATTCTTCAAACAACATCTTAATAGGATGAGCGTAGTCGCTCTCCCTTCTCGGGGTCAAGCTCTACAATTAGTTCAATGTACTCTGCCTCACGCCTGTAGGCTTCGGCAACCTCTTCGTGTGTAGAGTCAGTACCTATGTTAGCGAACAGATTAGCCATCTCGTATAGGTAGAGGTCAATCCTGTTCTTAATAAATTTACACGTTTGATAATTTCTTTGGTTAATCATAACACTTTATTTTTACTTTGAAAGAATCTTTCGGTAGGTCTTTGTCAATCTTGATGTTAAGCCTTTTGTAATACTTGTTGCCATCGTCTTTAACGATACCCATAGCAACGAGAGTATCCGAGAGAAATTTTGAAACAAGAATAACGTTGTCAACATCGTGACGAGAGTTGTACCTAATGTGAATCTCATAGCTTTCACAGGTAAACGCATCAAACTTTTCAAGTTCTTCTTTACAGAATTTAGAGTATTCATCTTTTTGTTTTTTACGAATTGCCCAATGCTTACCAGCATAGTACTGATTTAAGCTTGGTGGTTTAGGAAGGTCAAGGTCTATCTCAAGCATATTCAGTTAGGTCTATAGTTGCTTTATATCCATAGCGAGAAACGAGTAGCTCGTGCAGTGGAGGTATCCATCCTTGTGCGTTGTTGTCTCCTGTAGCACCATTGCCCACTACTTTGTAGTTAGACATTTGTAAGTGCTGTAAGAACTGAACTCTGTCAAACACAAAAGCAATATCCTTGTCACCCGTCTTTAGTATGTAGAAATAGAAGTCAGCCTTTGACTTTAAGATTCCCGAGTCAGCATCTTTAGTGGTGCTTCTGAACTCAATGTATAAGTTAGGCTGTTCGGGCGTGCCTCTTCGGGCAGCCCACATATAAGCCTTGCTATCGTACTTAACTTCAACGGTTACAGTCCTGCCGTTCTTAATACCTTTAACATCCCAATCGTAGAAGAGTTTCTTTGGGGCCTCTTCAACCTCATAGCCCTTATCTTCAAGGTACTTCATTACGAGGTCTTGACCATAGTCCCCAGAGATACTTGCTCTTACGAATGTGTTCCTGCTCATCGCTTTTGTCTTAGGGCAACCTTCAGTAGTATCAAGTAACCAATTAAATCTTGTACAGTATCTTCAGTTTCATCTGTGATACCACGCATCTTGATTCGCATAAGCTTATCATCAATGCGACAGCATAGGTTATCAACCGCATCGCCACCTGCAAATATACCCGCAGGGTTTAGTGCTGAATCACCATAAGCCTTGTTCTTTTGCAGTAACAACTCTGTAACTGCTTCGGACTCTTTAAGTATTAAATCTCTTGTATCCATAGTACTAATATACTTACTCGTCTAATAAGTCTACCTGCAACTTATATATTTTTTTAACATTGTCCTTCTCAATCACTAACCTACCGCTTGAAGGGTTTAGGAATATATATCCAAACCCACCCTCAATACCTGTGTAATCAGAGATGTCTACCTTAAATATAACATCATTTATAGATAGACTTCCATTCGGCATAACCTCCACCTTTTTGGCGGAGGGTACATTGAATCTAAGGAATGCTCTGATTAGTTCTGCGAATGCCTTTCTTCTATCAAGAATTAGGCTGTGGATAGGCGTATTGCTTTTCTCCTCTGCTGTCAAGTTCATAGTATCTGTTTTTCATTTTGTCATAATATAAAGTAACGGTCCCAAGCTTACCAACAATCTTTGGTTTAGCCTTGACCACTGTAATCTCTACTTGGTTAGGCTCGTAAGGCACACCATTACCATCCTCTAATCCGTAGGGGCAACGCCATACATTAACAACCATCATACCTTTACGGGACCATTGCATACCACCTGCGATGTCATTCATCGTAGGCTTATCAACATAGGGTACACCATTCTTGTACTTAGCTTGTTGGTGTTTAGTGTGTACTGTTACAATGGTGTGGTAGTTCTTTTCTGCTGAGTGCTTACGGACCTTAGTAAGTACTTGACCGATTGCAATGTCATCACGCACACCTGCGGAAACATCCGTTCTAATCTCAGTAAATGGGTCAACCATACAACCATCAATGGTAATAAAGTTATCTTCTTCAATAGTCTCTACTGCTGTGTAGAATCCCTCAATGCTGAGGTCTTGTAGACCGCTGTCAATTAGGTAGAAGTGTGAGTTGATAAACTCAATAGCCTTCTCTGTCTCCTCATCTGTAGCAGTAAGATGGTCATTGATTAGGAAAGGCTTACGCAAGTATACCCACAGTAGTTCGGCAAATACCTCAGTAGGTGAGCCTGTCTCGGGAGTATATACTGCCCACTTCCAACCGCTAAACTCTGATAGGTTCATCATCAGTTCAAATCCAAACTGCGACTTACCTTGGTGCGCCCCAGCATAGATGTATGTGGTGCTACCTTTCTTAACTGAGTACTTGTCAAACAGAGATTCAAATCCTGTCCAAGCACCTTTCTTAACTCCCTCTTTGCGAAGTGTAGATAGTGAATCTACTACATCTTCTGCTTTGTAAATAATGTTTCTCATTGCTCTTGTTTTTTATTGTCCAAATTCTTTGCTGTAATCTTCCTCTTTATGCGAAAAGCTATTGCTTATTTCCTTACGATAGAACTCTTCTGCGATATGGAAATCGTAAACGCTTTTACCTGTTGCCCCTACAAACGACATCATCTTAGCTATCATCTCGGGATTGCGATTGATGTGTTCAAGAGACTTTGCTCTTGTAACAAACTGAAAGGGTCTGTCCTTTGTACCTTGGTACATATTGACGTATCCGTTACCACGCTTCTTCTTCCAAGCAAGGCGTACACCTACGTCATAAATCATTTGTCCTTCGTCACTCATTGAAATTGTGTTTATAGTTTTCTTTTTCTACTTGATACTTTTCTAATTCAAATGCTCGGAATCCATTTATGTGCGAGTCAGTAGGAAAGAAATACTTCCAGCCCTTACTCATACCTCTTGGTATATAATAAAAGAATCCAAGACCTATCTTACCTGTGTTTTTCTTAAACCTAACTACAGCCGTGTGGTCTGAGGTTGGTATTATAGAATCAACACCAAAGTCTTCTTTATTATAGTTACCCTCTCTGTCTTTTCTTGAGAATCTTGAAGCAACAATATCAACAAATTCACTTAGTTCTCTCGCTATCTGCTTATTCATTACATTTTTATTAGTCTCAACCTACGCTGATACTTACGGATAAGTAGGGCTGAGTTGGTTAGTTGTTTCTGTATATCTTCGTTCCATCCAAATCTACTTGCGTGTAGTGTTATGTTTACTTGGTCTATCATTAACATCTCCAAGTACTTCTGTATCTCTCTTATGTGTTTTCTCTTCCTCATCATAGCTCTATAAATTTATATTTATTCGGGTCAGTTCTATACATCGTCTGTGTCCAATCCTTTCTACTGTCGTATACATCTGCCTCAAACCAATGCTCATACATTGATGAGGGAACTACGATAGCGTGTGTTAGCTGTGTGTTTACCAAGAAGTAAGCAGTAGGTTTAACCTCGTGCCTGTCATATGATTTCTTAGCACAAACTATTATACTGCTCCAAGGTATTTCATCGTGACAAGTGAAGTCAAAAGATTGATGCTTGACCTCAATGATTTCTTTGTTACCATCTCGGTGCAGGATTATATCACCCTCATCTATAAAGTCTCTGTACTCTTTTTTGGAACCTGCAATATGCAAAGCAGGTACAGTAACTGTCATCTTCTTGCCGTGTAGGTACATTGCTACACGCCACACCGCAGCGTTAGACTTACCCAGCTTCTTCATATAGTCATCCCAAGCCTTATTTGTCATTGCTCTTCCATTTATAAATTAGATATCCGTTCCAAGCTAATACGAAAAGACATCCTAAAACATCTTCAAGTGTCATTCTGCATCACCTATATTATTGAGTGTACCACACTCACAGATATGCAACTGATTGATTCCAATTACGATTGGTATTTGCTTGTCGCATCCACCGCAAAAATAGTTTTGTGTCATTTTACCCTTATTTTGTGTACCATATTGTACAATTTTACCCTTATTTTGTGACAATTTAAGGTTCATCGTTGTGATGATTAAAGAAGGGGGGCAACGCCCCCCTACTTATATAGCTGAAATGAAAAAGGAAATTAAAAAGGCATATCATCAGTGTCGTTCACAGCCATTGCCTTTGGCTTACCTGTGTACTCACCTTGGAGTT